AGTACCAGGTGGAGATTCTTCCCATGAGTACCAAACTGATGGGTAATCTTCGTGAGTGGCTAAAGACCTCAAAGAACTGACGTGCCAGTCATCTAAATCTCTAAGTACAATATTTTCATTCAGAGCCCTCCTATTGGAATAAGAGTATTCCTTCCATTCCTTGGTTTCTAGCCAGGAATAGTGGATTGCTCGACCAATAGGCGACAAGGAACGAATTTGATTGTAGAGCCAGAATCCTGGTGACGCAGCTTCAAGGGCAGAAAGCTTCCCGGAAGGTATCCTCAACTCTTTTGGATATCCTTTTAGGAAAATAGCTCCAACCCCTTCAGCGAATTCTTTTGATTTCACAGTCTTTAGTTCAGAAATCACTCCACCAAACCTTTCAACAAGGATTTGGTATCTACTGAATAGATCTAGGGAGTCTTTCTCATCGCAGGCAATTACAACATCGTCACCGCAAATACAGAAAGAGGCATTTGTTGTAGCCACTACTGTCTTTAAGATGACGTAATGTAAGAGCTCAAACATAGGAAAAGAGAGGAACAACCCCATTGGTTGTCCATTAGCATATCTAATAAAATCAAGTCCCCGTCCTTCTTCGGGAAGAAAATCTTCTTTTCTGAAGGCAGCGGGTAAATTGAGAAAATTAAAATATGATAGAGGGACGCCCATTGAGGCTAATAGTTTTATCTGGATATCCTTTGATAAGCGATCTGTGGCCTGAGAAAGGTCAATTGATAACATATATCGTTTAGTATCCAAACTATCGATTATGAAATCTGACATTTTCTTCTGGTCCCCAGATGCTATTTCTGGAAGACTCCAGAGCCATTTGCGCAACCAGTCAGCCAATTTCTTGGTCTTGAGTTGGATAGCCCAATGGCCTACTAAAATGACTCTCCACTTTCCTTTATCTGGTATAGGAACCAATGTACCTAAGATCCAAGGATCCTCATTCATATCACTAAAGGTGAGACGGATCTCGGCTGGATAGTCGAAATCCTTCAAACCATAGGGACCTGGATAGGTTCTTCCTGTGTCATCACTGTAAGACTTACGTGTGTTTACTGCTTCAACCGGTCCAAGAACAAATTTTGGAACGTTTGGAAGGTCAACATACTGTCTAAACAGAGGGACATAGGCATCTGATGGTTCAGAGGTTTCTATATTTACGATAGAATCTAAAGACGGTTTCCCCCAAGTCTTGAGCCTGTAAGATTTCAAAACTGTCATCACTAACCTCACCTGTGTAGGGTGAAGTCGATGATTAACAAGAAATTTGAATAGGTCTAGCTCTGGGATTAAATACCCTTTGTACCTGGTTGTCTTAAACCATGGAAGTTTGTAG